ACTGTTCCTGATTGTTTACAACACTGACGACCTCATTGACTTTTTCCGCGAGCAGGTTGTCGCGCTCCGCCAGATTGCGGGTTGGGTTGCTCAAGCCCGGCACGTTCACGGCGTCGCCCTGCGCGAAGTGCCGCACATCGCCGCCGCTGTAATCAATTCCCGCCGCTGCTGGCAGGTCAATCGGTTTGATGGCCATACGTCTTAACTACCTCTGTCCACCGGCATATCGAGCAACCACTTTAACTGGCGCGTTTCCAAGAAGCGCCGGTAGAGCCGAAACTTGAAATCGAAGCGCCCGTCCATGAAAAAAGTGCGGTGAACTCCCTTCTCCACCTGCTTGCCCTTCTTGCGAAAGTGCATCTGAATATCACGGGGCGGACGCCAGCAAGGCACGATGGCTCCAACCCGCCCAATGGTCGCTTTGTTGCCCGTGATGATGGCTTCCTCGAACACCCGGCACATCACATCGTACATCCGGCACGCCTGACTGTAGGTCAGCCCGCCGTCCTTCATGAAGCGGTCGACAAAAGCGCGGCGGTCGTAGGTGGTTTGTTCAGGTTTGTTCACGGACTGAAGACCATCGGGATGTTGAAATCCCGTTGGTTGAGCTTGCTGACAAAAGTTGCACTGACAGTGACTTCGCGTTCACCAGTTCTTTCAACTGTTAAGAACTGCAAAATGACGCGAGGCTCCCACCGAGTCAGCGCATCAACAATCTCCTGTTGCACCAAGCCTTCAATGCCCGTGGTCTGAAGTTCAAACAGAATCAAGCGCAGATTGGTTCCATACTCCGGCTGCATCATCCGCTCACCCTTGGATGTGGTAAGTAGCATCTTCACCGACGACGCCAGAATTTCGATGTCCTCGCCGCGATTCCAAAGCCACTGGTCGGCGTTGGGATACCCGGCGTCCTTCGGCAAGATCGGCCCGAAGATGATCGGCGTCTTGACCGGTTCCTGATTGAGTGGCCTGACCTCGAAGGCAAAATTGACGCTGACCGTGTTCCAGTACGGCCTGCCGCAATCCGGCGGAATGGTGTCGTAGTTGTGGGCCTCGACCCGGACAACGTAGTCGCCGGGCTGGAGATTGCGGAACGTGTCGATGGTCAGGGTGCCGGATGTGGTGCCGTTGTAAACAACTGGCCGCGATCCGTCATCCCAAAAAACTGTACCCGTAACGTAATCGTAGGGAAGGGTGCCATCCTCGATGATACGGCACTGCACCGTGGCCCGCCCGCCCACCACCGCTGTCGCAACAATGCTGACTTCCTCTGGCGGTTGCTCCAGCAGGTTTACGCCGTCAAAATCTGTGATGCGCAGCGACATTAGCCCATCCATTTACGGTATGGCGACGGACTGCCCACACCACCTTCACCGTTGCCGTTGGCTGATTCACTGATTGGCGGGGTGGCTCCGTCGTCATCCCATGTCTTGGATCGGTTGTCGACCTTGGCCTGAATAACACCTGTCTGGCTGCCTTCCGTGGTTTTGCTTTCGGAGACGCCCCGGCGCTTCATCTCGAACGGATGCTTGCCGTAGCTGGAGATCACCACGTCGTTCTCCTTCATCGGTGAGCGCTCCAGCACCCGTTCCCGCGTCCACTTGCCGAACGGGCGATCCAGCAGCTTCTCTTTGTACACAACCTCCTTCAACATGCGGATGGCGTCACTGGCTCCGGGCGTCTTGGAAATCTTCTCGTGGATTTCGTTGATGAGCTTCAGCGTGGACGGCGCGGCTCGCCTGATCTTGCTCTCGGATTTATCCTGCTCCTGCTCGATCTCAGAGGGCAGCGCGGTCATGAAGACCGACACCACTTCGTCCGGCAGGTGCATGTAGCGCTTGAACACGGTGTCGATCCACGCCTCCTTGGGCAGCGAATACTGCTCCATCACGTCGCCCAACTTCTGAAGCACGTCGGCCTGAATGCCCAGCATCTCAAGCTTCAACTGTTCTTCAAGCGAGCCGATCTGCGGCATCATGCACTTGATGTCCAGCTTCTCCACGTCCTTGCCTTTCAGCACGGCGTGAAAATACCCCAACCACTGATAGACGTTGATGAGGGGCTTGCGGATGGATTTGATCTTGCGCAGGAACCGGATGTCCTGTGCGAGCAACGCCCGGCCAGAGGGCATCTCACCGCCGCCGCCGCTGCCTTGGCCGCCGGAGAACCACGCCTTCGGCATTCCGATGATCGAATAGAAAAGGTCGGTCAACAACTCGATGTCGTATACATCGGGCACATCCACGGTGCCGGGCAGTTTGGTGATGACGTTGTTGAAGCCCTTGGGTTGGGCAATGTAGATCATCGTGTCCAGCGCCAGCGCGTTGTAGTAGGCCGTGAAGTCGCTCGCACTGTTCAGGTCGTTCTGGAGGCCCACCTGTCCGAAGGCCAGCTTGCTGCGGAGTGTCTGCCGCCAGCGTTGCACCGTTTTCATCTGCTCGATAGGCGGCTGCTCCTGCACGTCAATGGACACAGCGTAGCGGTCGGGCTGTACCTGAGCGCGGCACACCACCATCTGGTCGATGGCCAGACGCAGCTTCTTGTAGATGCCGTCGGCTTCGGCGAAAATCGGCTCGCCGTGCTCACTCACGCGCATACGGAACATGCGCCGGAAGTGGAGAAAGTCCCACGGGTACCAAAGGTCTTCGATATTCTGCCCGGAAGCCATCGACACACGCTCAACCGGCGTGCTGTTGTCCGGCTGGACGAATACGTCCTCCTTGTTGGGCTTGTGATTGAGCCAGCGATAGCCGACACACTTGCGATTGCGCTCCAGCCAGTAGCGGCGCATTTCCATCGGATGGACGAAAGACATGCCCAGCACGCCTTCCTTGGGCGCGTACTCCAGCTTCTCAAAATGGTTCCCCATCGCCGCGATGTACCAAACCTGCGACTGGATCAACGTCTCCACATCCAGCCGGACGATGAGATCGTTGAGTTCTTCCTCGAAGGCAGAGTCATTGCACTGGAACCAGATTGCACCGGGAGAGTTGGCGTCAACCTGCGTGGCCTCATCCACAATCTCCACCAGCGCGGCGGCCACCAAATCCCACTGCGCCATTTCATCCCACAGTTGAAGCATCGCCTCGAACGTCGTCGGGCGCTTCATCACCGTGTTGAACTTCGTCCAAATCTCCGGGTCGCTTACGCGGCCAGCGTCTTGGAACTCCTGCCAGAGCCGCTGATCGGCGTCGGGCGTTTGGGCGCGGGGTACCAGCGAGCCGGTGCGGGCACCACTGGTTCCGGTGAGGCCCATGTACCTCAACAAGCTGCTGGTTCGTGAATCAGCCATATCGTTCTAACTACCAGAACAGGAAACTCTGAAAAATTCCGTTCTATGGGGCATGGCTAAGACAGCAAAAACCAACAACAAGTCCGCGAACGCTGGAAAGGCGACGCGCAAACACCGCGTCACGCGCCCGCAGGTCGTCAGCTTTCGTATCACACGAACGCAAGCCAAGACGCTCAGTGAAATCTATGACCGCGATCCGATTACGGGCGTCAACTCCCCCAATCGCCTCGCTCGAAAGATCGTCTGTGATTTTCTCGCTGGGCGGCTGGAATATCGCGATCCTGCCGACAAGACGCAGGACTTGGATGTCGTCGGTGCCTAGACGCGGCGGCATACGCCAGTCTGGGGATCGAGCACAAACCGGACATCGAAGGGAAAGGTGCCCGCCGTTTCATGATCCGAAACGCGACACGGTATCCTACATTGTATACAGTCATTGGTGACGCTCTCCACGATCACCATTGACGGGTCGATAATTTCCTCCTGTGCATCACAAAACTTCCGCACCGGCACCTTCAATGAGCCGCTGCGGCATTCCGCCGTCGCCCATGCCAGCGTGTTGGGTAGCTGGACAACCGTGTCAGGAATGAAAGTTCCGGCAGCCTTTTTGGCAGTTTCGGAAGGCATTAGAAGGCGTAGTCGTATGGGGTGCCCGGCAGGTCTTTCGGAGTTACCTCGATCTCCAGCCCGGTGCGAGCCTGACCGTTTTTGATGTACTTGACCAGCTTGTGGTCTTTGAAGTGATCGACCGACAGCAGCTTCTCCAGTTCGGGAATGATCTCCTTGGGCAGCTTCAGGAAATCAAGCTGGACTTTGATGGAGCCGTCGTCGCGCCCCGTGCTTACCACAGCGTAGTCAGCCAAAAATGACTGAAGGGACGGCACGCTGAAAATTTGAAGCGCGATGCGGTTGGTGACTGCCGACATCTTTTCCCGCGCCCCTTCCTGATCCGCTGGCAGATCATCTCCGGGTTTTCCGTTCGGCATGGTGTCGTCATAGCCCTGCTCACGGAGGACTCGATCCACCATCGCGGGCAGTTCCTCAATTAAGAATCGCGCTGCTTGTGCTTCGGTCATGACACTCTAAATACGCACCCTCCCGTGTGAAATACTCCCGCAGCGCCCGTGCGACCACCGTGCGCAGCCAGCTTTTAGGAACACTGGGACACACCGGAAGCCACGGCGGGGTTTCAACTTCAACCGCACAAATCTCGCGGCCATTCGCCACTAATGAGCAGAGCTTCATCAAATTAAGTTCCACACCATTGAAGAACCAAACCCCCGTAGGCGTTAAAACGCATCTAAGATGATTGAACTTCAATGAAAGTCCGTTCTGTGCTTTGTGATGAAACTGCTTTGCTACGCTGATCTACAGGCCACGGACGGGGACGAACTGAGCTATACCCGGCCCAACGTGACCTTGCAGCATTATCGCACGGAAAAGTTCTTCGAGGACATCGCCCGCATCTACAACGAACACGGCTGCACCGGCATCGTCGATCTTGGCGACACCACCGACGACCGGTCATCCATCCCCATCCCGACGGTCGAATACCTCGGCACCGGCATGTCCAAGCTGCCGGAGGGTGAACGCTGGAAGCTCACCGGCAACCACGAGCAATACCTGCGTGACACAAGTGTAAACAACCGCCGGTTATTCGACCACTGGTTCAGTGTCGTCGACGGCAGGCAGACTCAGATACTTGGCGACGTGTGCCTGTTCTTCGTCTCCTACCCGGCGGATTACAATGATCTCACCGAGTGGTTGATGCGCGAGGCACGGCGCATCCGTGGCCCGAAAATCCTGTTCGGCCATTTTGAGGTTCAGGGCGCGTTTTACCAGAACGCCAAGGCTTTGACCGGCGTCCCGCAGGAAGCGCTACAGCCGTTCAATCTGGCGCTGCTTGGCCACATCCATCTGCCGCAGTCGGTGACTCCGCGCATCCACTACGTCGGCTCCCCGTTTCAGCAGGACTGGGGTGAGACAGGCCAGTCCAAGCGGGTGGGCATTGTAAACACTAAAGCCATGTCGGTTGAATGGGTGCCCATGAGTGGCTACCCAGAGTACCGCAAAGTCACGCTGGATGAATTTGAAAAGCTCGCCGCTGAACAGAGCGAGCACCGTTACCGCGTCGTGCTGAGCAGCCACGATGAAGCGGAACAATTTTTCCGCCACCCGCACTTCAACCGGGCGGTGGCGCAGTACAACTATGACGAGACGCCCCCGGAGCAGGTGGTTGAAAACCCAGACTGGACGTTCGAGGGCATTTGTCGTCGCTACCTCAAAACAGTGCCGCCCAGCAAGGTTGGAATCGAGCTAACCGAAGATGAAATGGTGGACATGACGCACCACATTTTGAAGTGCTGATACGTCTATGCGCATTGGCTGTCAACATTTTTAGCTGCGCGGGCGCGAGCCTGTGTTGTTACGAGTGGTTAAAGAACAAATGCCGGTTGAGTGACTGGCAGACCAAAACGAAAGAGCAAAACTATGAACCAAGTATCAAGTGTTCCGTTCGGCGTAGACGCAAACGTGTTCCAAGGGTACGCTGAGTCTGCCAACGACCGGCTGGGCGCTATCGACTTCGTGTTTGAGAACACGGGGCCGAACACCGCTTACATCCGTCTTGGGCAGTATGATGGAGTCACGGCCCCTTCGGGCTTTGCCACCATCGACACGACCTACACGGCATCTCCGTTTACGGCGAACTTCCTTGGCTTCGCAGTGGCTCCCGGTGGTACCACGACTCGCCACTACGTGCTTGTCAGCAAGCGCGTGGCATTCTTCGGGTCGGGCAATACCAACGTCAACATCTCGGCTGTGATCCGTAACAAGAGCGACCTGCGCGGTGCGCAGATCGACATTGTGGCGGTCGGTCGCCGGGGTTGGGGCTACGACGAGGGCTGGAACCGGAACGAACTCATCAAGAAGTGGGGTTCGGTCACCGGGCCTGCGACGACGCAGAACAACATCAATGCTGGCGCGGGCAACATCGACCCGACCGGCACGACGATCTAAGCGTCCTCCCACTCCGTTTCACAAGGCGTCCCGCGAGGGACGCCTTTTTCGTTCTTTGGTACATGAGTCAAAAGCTAACAGACATGAAACTGCTCAGCGGCCAGCAGGAAGAAATCACCATGACTGACCTGCGGCAGCGCCCCGGCGATGTGGTAGACCAAGTGCAGATGGGCAAGAAATTCGTCATCACTAAAGCCGGAAAGGTTGTGGCTGAGCTTGAGTCTCCAGAGCCAACCGCGCTTGAACTTGGAGCAGAAGTGCGCAGGCTTGGACTGGCGGGCTGATGAACATGCTCCCAGCGAAAATTGAGCGGGTCTGGGTTGTTGACACCCACGGCACCGCCATCGAACGGAAAGCGCCCGCCAAGCCGCTGACCAGCGGCCAGCGCCATTACCACTACCGCCTTGGCCTGATGGCGGTGGATCAATTCCTCAAGCAAAAAGGTTTTCGTCCCAACGCCGAAGAAAGCCAGTCCACCTTGAGCTACGAGAAGGCGGGCGTCTGGCTGGACATCCGCGTCAAGCGCCCCGACAACATCGCCTACGTGACCTCCTATCCCGGCTACGAGTACAAGCAGGAAGTCACCGGCCACGCGAAAGACGGGCAGGAGATGTACGGAGTGCAGGCCAAGATCGTCACGGCCAAGGACATCCTCGGCAGTGATTACATCATCCAGATCATGGTTAGCACCAAGGACGCACAAGGCACCCGCGCACCAATCTTCGTACCGCTGCCCAAAACCTTGGACAACCCAGCGCGACACGTGCTCCGCAACGTACTGGGCACCCTCGCGCTGGCGTGCTCCCAGATACCGAAGGTCAAGGAAGCTTTCACCAAACAGGACGTGTCAGAAGCACAGGCGCAACCCATCGACGAACTGGTGGATGAACGCACGCTGCCACTGCCGCTGTTAGGCGATCAGTAAAACCGTGGCGGTCACGGGATCACCGTACGTGGCTGGGCCGCCCGGCAAGACGTAGAGCCAGTAGAGCGTTTGCGTCGCGATGAAGGGGCCGGGAGGAATCTCCACACCGCCGGGGCTGTAAGCGCCGCCGGGGATCGGCGTGAACACACGATCCGTGCAAAGCCCGCTGCTATTGCCGACATTGTAACTGTACGTGCGCCCCACAACCACGTTGACCGCGATGAACGGCATGAACAAACCGCCAATCGGCCAGTGAGTGTCAACCACGGCATTTTGAAATACTCGCGGCTGCGTGTACGAGAGTCCGGGGTCAGCCACTCCCGTTGCGGTGAACGTGGTCATAAGGTGATCGCGGGCACGTTGAGATTTGCGGTTATGATTTGCCCGGTGAACGTGTCAACGTAAACGTAGGGCCAGATGATGGTCGCCACCGCCGTCGCATCGACCACCGCGTAGGAGTTGCGCGAGGTATCCGTGGGAGCCGCATCCTTGCGGTAAAAAGTCCCGCTCAGTTCCAACGCATCAAAGGAGCCTGCCCGCAGGTAAGTCGGGAACGCACCGTTCGTGTCAAACCAGACATCCATCTCCCCGTGCGCCCCGAACGCCTCCCGCGCCGCGTAAAACTTGAAGGTAAACGGCCCGTTGAGCGCCTGCCCGGAATACCACGGCAGGCTCGACAGCGGAAACATGTTTACATCTCCGGTCGCCCGAACCGTCAGCAGGTTGAACTCCTGTCCATCCTGCGCCGTGACGGTCACCAGACTGTCCGGGTTCACCGGGCCGGTCATCGAGCCGTTGAATGGCAACGTGCCGTAGAAAGTGTAAACACCTTGCGACGTGTAAGCGCAAAAGCCCAGCGCCCGGATAGCGGTCGAGCCGGTGTAGTCAACCGTGGCCGTTTCGTAGAGGCGCGGCAGGAACGGCAGCGGGTGCCAGCGAACCGGCACGCGCCGATGGCGGAACTGGAGCGGCAGGCGTCCGTAGGCGTCCATGATCCGCAGGTACACCCGGTCACCGGGAATAAGCGCGACGGTCTGACGGCTGCCGCCGATGCCGGGGCTGTAAACCGTCTGCACGCCGTTGCGATCCCGCACCATCTGCTTGCGCACGCCGGGCAGGCTGAACAGGAACATCATCTGGCCGGTGCCGGTCGAAGTATAAATCAACGCATCCGCTGCGAGCTTGAAACTGATCGTGGCACGACCTTCAGTCAGGCCGTCCATCCAGTCATCAATCCGCTGGGGCACCGCGCCGTAGTGAGCCGTGCCGTAGTCCAGATGCTCAAAACGCACCGGCACGTCCAAGAACGTTTGTCGATCAGTGTATACAACCACACTGCCGCTGGCGTTGAATTGATTGCAGGCCGGGTCGTAACAGTCCGTCACCGGATTGACGGAGGACACGCTGACCGCCAGCCGCGTGCCGTACTCAGTCGTGCTGCCGCTGAAGCTGTAGCACTGCCCGGAGTACTCCACCGTGCTGTGGGGTGAACTGCTGACGGGATAAACCACGATGATCGAACAGGCGTAGCCCGTGCAGCCGGGCTGGCAGGCGTTGTAGGCATAGCTGTAACCGCACAACCCGGAGCCGCTGTACGTCCAGAGATCGACCGCACTGGTGCCCACAAACTCGGCCAGTGACGTGTGCGTTCCAAAGGCAAACGAAAGCGACGACGGTGAAGCCACCGCGCTGCTAAAGCAGCGGGCCGGGTTGCTGCCGAAGGCCACGTAAGGGGCAGGAAACCCAAAAGGCTGCGGCACGGTAACATTCTCCGCCGGAGCGTCGACGGACGTATAGCAGTATTCCGCTGCCGGGCCGCAGTTCGGATCGTGACACCCGCCGACCGGCACCACGGTCACGGCGTTGTCGTCCAGCACCGGCACAAAAACCGGATTGACGTAGCAGGCACCGTCAAAGATGACCGTCTGGGAATAGTTTTTAGAGTAGATGAACTCCGGCCCCACAACCGGCGTGGGCACGGGATCGGGTACCGGACTGTCTGCAACTCCCGTTTCATCCACGACCATGCTCAACACCAAGCCGGTTTCGTCGAACTGGTAATCCGACAGGTCAACGTCCACTTCTCCCACCTTCAAGATCGTGGTGCCGTCGTTGGCGTAATAATTCTGCGTAAGCGGCACGGCCCAGTCGTACGCCGCCACGTTGACATTCTCCGGCTGGCCCAGCGGATTGGCCAGTTGCCAGTCCACCACCAGATCAGGTGTGGCCACATCCTCGGTGGAAAAGTAATAGTTGAAAGCCGCCGTTTGAATGATCCAATCAGTGCCATTCCACCAGATGCCGCCCGCAACCCAAGGTGTAACACCGTAGTAGGGCTTGCCGTTAAAGGTGCCCTCCTGATTGTAGCGTCCACTTGTTGGGCCGCCGTTGGACACAACCATGAAGGAACCAATATCCCGCCACGTGTGTATTTTGATGTTTACAAATGACTCCGCGTAGGCTGCGCCGTCCAGCAGGAACAGCACCAGCTTGCCGTAAACATGTTTGATGCGATTGGAGATGAGCGGCTTGCTCTGCTTGAAAGTCAGCAGTGAAATGCAGCAGGGACGCACGCCTTCAATGGCCGAGATGGCGTGAGCGGCAAGATCATACTGCCCGTCCGCCGCGTAGTACGCGTAGAGGTTGCTGTCGGTGTAATAGAGGCCCGTGTAACCCGGCACGGGATTGGGCGTGCCGCTGGTGCTGAGGGTCATCAATGGGACACTGGTCGTGTTGTCAGTTGTATACAACAATGTGGCATTGCCGGTGCCCAGCCGGTTCAAACCGCTGGCGACATCCGTCTGGATGTCCAGCTTGGTGAACAACGCCGCCCAGCGCCGGGTGCGCCGTCCTTCACCGCCCGGATGCGCTGAGTTGCCACACGGACAACGCTCGTAACGGTAAAGCCCGCCGGGCAACACCCGCCAGCACTTGATCCTGACCCGTGTATTGAAGGCACTGTAAGAGAGGCCGTGAACCTTGAAGAAATCCGTCGTCAGCCGGATGCGCAAGTCGACGGGAGCCGGAACGTAAGTCGGCATGAACCCGTAATCGTAGCCCACATCCTCGCCAACCAGACCCCCGCCAAAGCCATTGAGGCACCAGTTTCCCTTCTGGGTGCGCACGACTACTTCGTCGTCGACGGTGGTGGTATCCGGGTCGATGTCAAACGTCCAGTGCGTCGTGCCCGGCAACAGGAAGATGTCCTCCGTTGAACTGGCGATCTGGTAGGGCAGCGTCGTCGCCGTGCCACCCGCCGCCGAAATGTTCTGGGTGAAAACTGCGCCGAGATAGATCGCGGTGCCTGAATACTCCGGCACCGGCAGGTTGTGGCGCACGTTGACCGAACCCTGCACAAAACACGTGCTGTCGAACGCAAGCTGGCTGCCGTCATAGCAGTAAGCGGTGCCCTTCAGCCGGTACATGCCAATCATGCTGCCGGTGTAATTGATCGCCGTGCCTTCGCCTGCAAACACACCGTGCCCGTTGCGATAAAGCGTCCAGAGTATCCGGCTGGGAGCCACACCCCGGCTGTCGCGAGCGATAATCTTGCCCACGATGTTTTCACCGGAGGCGAAGACCAGTTTGTCCCAGTTGACGCCCGCCTCCGCCTGCCCCGCGTGCGAGGCGACGTTGACGGTTTGAGCCACGTCCTGAAACAACCCGAACTCACCTACGGCTCTGGCGGAGATGGTGTGCGGTACCGGCGTGAGCGGGCTGAACTCAATAGTGCTGGCAAAACCGTGGGCCACGGTACCAGAACCGGTGGTAACAGACCAAGACGAAGGAATGACCAGCACTCCGTTTACAATCACAGAGACACGGTATGGGATGCCGACTGCTATGGTCGCGGGCAGCAGGGCACCGTTGAGACGTAGTTCTACCACGCTTTAACTACCCAGCCCGGCCTTCAACCCATTTGCCGGTACCGGGCGCGGAATTGCGCCCGTGGTCGAGCCACTGGTTCATTATCGGATTGTATTGCTGGCGAAAGCCACAGTCCGGGCATTCACGCCGAAAATGTTCTTTGGACGAGCGCTGGTGGGTTTTGCCCCAGAATAAAACACCAGCGCAGGGTGTGCCATCACTCCGACTGTGTGACGGCATCGACTTCTTCTCCTTCCACCACTCCGTCCAGCCACTCCTTGCGTGTGTAACAAAACTCTTGATTTTCCGTAGTGCCGTCATCGTTATGCTTCACGATAAACATGGGCGTCAGGCGGCCAAAGTTGACGACAACCTCGTTACCCACTTCAACCGGAAGATCAACCGTGGTGCCTTTTTGCACGACCCGGAAGTAGATGAAGTCGGGAGCCGACTGGCGCACCGCGCTGTCGGGCAGAAACAAGGTGCTGCCCGGCTGCTGGCGAATGAAGTGTTTGAGCAGCACGTAATCGCCCAGCGTCTCGATATTGTCGGCAGACACGTCATCACCGTTGATCCGGGCGATCAAATCACCTTGGAGCAGGTTCAGGTAATGCTTGTTCCCGAAGACAAACTTCTGGGTGGCCTCCATCATCCCGTTGATCTGAAACATCACCACGTCGCCCTCCTTGACCAGCGACGGAATTGGCGCGTCCGTGCGCTTCGGCCTGCCGTCGCCGATAAAACGCACAATGCCCAGCCGGTGGGTGTTGGTGTTTTGAGCGATGTCGGGAATGATGATGGTGGTCTTCGTCTTGGGACGGTGAAATTCAACGAGACAGCGGTGGCCGAACAGTTTGACGTTCATGCCTCCTAAGAACTGCCTTTCAGGCTTCTACCACTAATATCGAAAAAGCCGGTGCTGCTGCGCAAAAAACGGTCGCCGACAGTGGCCGTTGTATACACTTCGCGCTTCTCGATGGCGCGGATGGCCGCCTCCACGTCGTCATTGGGATCGAGCTTTTTATTGTCTTTGTCGAACGGCATCTCCGCGACGGTCACCTTTAGCTTGTTGCCGATGTAGCCCACGGACTGCCACGTCTTCTCGATGGCGTCGTGGTCGAACAGCATACAGAATTCCTTGACGCCTTTGCAGCGAAGCAGCTTGAGCGCCTGCACCTGACTGAGATGATGCTTGAACACGCACACCGGCACCACGTTGTCCCAGCCAAGCTCGCGAAACTTCCAGCGCAGCGATAGCACGTTCAAGATCGACTCAACAATGACGACGACCTCCGGGCGCACCGCCCGCACCGTGTCGATGTTGTAAACCCAGTAAGTCGCGCCCCATTTGATCTGGCCCCGGCTGGGGAACCGCTTGGTCGTCTCACCGGGCACGTCCACGTACGTCCGGCCTTGAAAGTAAACGCAGGTGTCATATTCGTAGACCGGGAAAATCGCGAACGACTCCCAGCGTGGATCGTCCATCGTGTAGCCCACACCCGCCTCGGTCATGTCGTCGAGGTTCAGGTTTTTGCGCAGCGCCATCTTCTTGATGAGTTTCGTGTAGATGCTGGCCGGTGTGCGGGCGATGGGCGTGAAACCAGCGGGCAACTCAACCTCCTGAATTACCGGCACCGTGCCCTGCGGTTCCGGCTCGTTGAGCAGTTCCGCAACCGGGATGTTGCTGCCACCACCGTCACCGACGGCAAAAGTGTAGCCCAGTGCCCGCGCCCACGCGAGGAAGTGACCTTTGTTGTTCTTGCCCTTGTTGCAGCGCCAGCAGAAGGTTTTGCTGGTTTTGATGTTGACAGACCGGTTGCCCGTTCGGTCGCCACATTCCGGGCACACAAAAACCAGTTCCTCGGCGGTGCATTTGCTGGCGACCACGTGGAACGTGCTTTCGATTTCTCTTTTGAGCAGCGGCCCGATCAT